CTCTTTGTGGGTTCAGATGCAAGGGAGGGGAACTAGATTACATGAAACTAAAAAGAATTGTTTGGTGTTAGATTTTGCTGGTAACCTTATACGATTAGGTGGAGTAGATATGTATGAGACATTCTTTAAAGAAAATGGAGAAGAAGTAGAAGCAGTCGCCAGTGCTCCTTATGTTCGTAAAGAGAGAAAGATCTACCCTGGTCTTACTACTCTCAATCCTATTGATCCGATGACAGGAAAAGATGCAGAAAATAATGCAATATTAGAACTTGATGCAATACATAAAGTTAATGCTGTTTCTATAAAAACTCGTAATAGTGATTTTCCTATGATGATGGTGACTTATACTTGCAGTACTCCAGAAAATGCTCGTATAGATGCTACTTTATTTATTAATACTGCAAGTCCGAAAGAAAAAGATTTTAACTTCTTTAAGGTTCGTAGATTAGCCACTCATCTGCCTACCGATGCTAAAAGAGTGTCTTATCAAATTAGAGATGCTATCTACCCAGCTAAAATTAAAGTAAGAAAGAATGGTAGATATTGGAATGTAGTAAGTGAAATGTTTGAAGCAGGAACATGTTGATGAATAAACCTCCTAAACATATTTGGGCAGTAGACACTCAGGGTCCGAGTATTTTAGATTATGCATTGGCTTATGCTAAATTAGGATGGTATGTAGTTCCTGTGTGGTCTGTTGATAAGAATGGTGATTGTCGATGTGGTAGACCAAGTAACGAGCAAGGGCATAAACCAGGGAAGCATCCTCAGGCAAATTTAGCACCTCATGGTCACCAGGATGCTACTATTAATGAAGACATTATAAAAGAATGGTGGTCTACTGATCCTGATGCTGGTATTGGTATTAGTTTAGCTGACTCAGGTATGATTGCATTAGATATTGATCCGCAGAATGGAGGTCAAGAGTCGTTAGATAAATTAGAAGCAGAGCATGGGGTATTACATTCAGACTGTGTAGCTAAAACTCAAGGAGGAGGTGAGCACAGGTTATTCAAAGCAGAACCAGGGAAGACTTACCCAGGCACTCTAGCCAAAGGATTAGATTTAAAACATCATGGATATATTTGTGTAGCTCCTACTCTTGGTCAGAGTGGAGATTATAAATGGGAAGCAGGTAGTTCTCCTCTGAGTAAATCTAACCCAGCGCAACCTTCTAGTTTACCATCTCTAATTAGTGATAGAGCTCGTACTCCTACTGAGTATTCTCTGATAGAGCAGGGAGGAACTCCTATTGCCACTGCTCAAACATTTGATGATCTCCGCTCAGCATTGAAACATGTCGATGCTGACGATTACACTACTTGGATAAATGTAGGAACTGCTTTAAAACCTTACGGAGAAAATGGTTATAAAGTTTGGACTGAATGGTCTACTCGTAGTGATAAGTTTGATGCGTCTGCTCAAAGAAAAAAGTGGGAAAGAGATTTAGATCAACCACACTCAATTACTTATCGTTCTATATTTAGGTTAGCTATTGATAACGGCTGGGTAGGAAGCACTACCAAAGATTTTACAAACATAGAAGAATTTTCTACAGATGATCATCCGCTCTCTTTAAAAGAAGCTCAACCTTCTGGTGCTGATGAAGTAACGATGTTTGAATATATTTATGATAACTTTATGTCTACTGGAGTGAATGTTGTAGCTGGAGCACCTGGTGTCGGTAAGACTACTTTAATTATTCCTATGGCTCTTGCTACTGCTCATCTTTGCCCTGCAGATTTTGATTTAAAACCTAAAGTCCGGAGGAATGTTATCATAATTACTGAGTCTGTTGTCCAGGTGCAGAGAGTCATTTATTCTATGTTTAACTGGGGTTCTACTGGAATGAGAGCGGAAGACTTTAATGAGCGTGTCAGGGTTATTCAATCTCACAGGTTAGATCCGAAGATAGTTGCTCAAATTGCTGATGAATATAAAGAGTGGACTGTAGATAATAAAACAGCTGAAGGAGAAAATTATAGTGCATTACCTCTCGTTGTTTTTGATACGGCTAATGCTGTATTTGATTTAGAGAATGAAAATGATAATGCCCAGGTCGGCAGAGCTATGGCTTATATCAAAGAAGCATTCCTCTTCTTTCCTGTTATTATTGTCAGCCACACTGCTAAAATGCTCGGTTCTGGTGAGTCTGATTATCTCTCCCCCAGAGGTGCATCAGCATGGACTGGAGATGCTCATGGAGTTTACACAGTGTTCAAAGACGGTGAAGATGTATCAAGTCCTCGTATACTTAAAGCTACCAAAGTTCGTTTCCCTACCGCATATCCTGAGCTGACATTTGATGTAGTTACTAATAAAGAAACTCATAAAGATGTCCTGGGATTTGACAGTGAGGTTTGGTTCATGCATTCTATCGCTAGGGTACTGCAAGTCGGTGAACGAGCTCAACTCAAAGATGACATCAAAGAACAGAAAGAGAGTGAACAGTGGGGAAGAATATGTGATGACCTGGTGACACTTATCCGTAACGATGTTGGTAAGAGTCGTAGTTATTATGAAAGAATGCCGATCGCTGAGGGAGGAGTTAAAGCGAGTCAAGAAAGAAAAGAGAGAGCTATCGACTCTTTGATAAAAGACGGTAGGATTGAGAGAGTTATGTTAGATAAACCTAAAGGAAGAGCTAATCATTTCCTTAGAGTTAACGAAGATGTAGAAGATAATAAAGAGGGAGGTAAATATAGTGTTAGTTAATGGTTCGGGTAATCGTTCAAACGATCAGACCAAACGAACGATCACTTATCGAAGGACGGAGGAGAGGGTATTTCTACCTCTCTCCGTAGTCGTTCAGATGGTTTCGTCAGCTATCGTTCGTTCGCTTATATCTCTAATAGAACGAACGATTACTTTTTCCCTTTACTTTTTTAATGAAGCGAACTATAGTAGATGGTCAACTAGAAGGAGTTGCTTGTATTATGTCTGAAGATGATACAAAAGATGAGGATGCAAAAGTAGTTAAAATCCGACCTGGAGCTAGGAAACATAATAGGCAAGCTATAATGAATGCTCTCACTCCACTACTAGAAGGTGGCATATCCCTAAATGCTGCCTGTAATAGGGTGCCAGACTGTCCTCCTTCTAGCCAAATACTTGATTGGATAAGCACAGAGCCAGCCTTAGCCGAGCAATACGCGCATGCGCGAGATCTGGGATATAAGATTATAGCTGATGAAATCTTAGCTATATCAGATGAGAACTATACAATGATAGAAGAAGACATGTTAGATGAGGACGGACAACCTATACTCGACGAGAGAGGTAATCGTTTGCAGAGGTCAGTGAAAGCACCTATAAGCAATGAAGCTCTAGCTCGTAATAGATTGAGAGTAGACAGCAGGAAGTGGATGCTGAGCAAGATGCTACCGAAGATCTACGGCGACAAGATCCAGACAGAGCATGTCGGTAAGGACGGAGGACCAGTACAACTTGCTGCGGTAGATCTGAAGAACCTGAGCGACGAGGAACTAAATCAATTGAACGAGACAATGAAGAAGATAGAGACAGATAAATGAAGAAAGTTCTACCAGCATCTCCAGCAGTTATGTCAGATCTTATCAAGGAAGAGCGAGACAGACGAGCAGCATCATCGTCTCTGTATGAGTTCGTAAAGCAAGCATGGCATGTCGTGGAGCCAGGTATACCTTTCATCGGAGGGTGGCACATAGAAGAAATTTGTGAGCATTTGGAAGCGTGCTCTGGCGGAGATCTGAGGAAGCTCCTAATAAATATCCCACCACGCCATTCTAAATCTACAATAGTAAGTGTAATGTGGCCAATGTGGGAATGGCTAACAGATCCTGCTCAAAAGTTTTTGTGTGCTTCATACTCAGGTAACTTAAGTATTCGAGACAATCTTAAGGCTAGAAGATTAATTTTGTCTCCATGGTACCAAGAGAGATGGGGACACATGTTCACTCTTGCAGGAGACCAGAATGCTAAACAGAGGTATGAAAATGACAAGACTGGATACAGGCTAGCTACATCTGTAGGTGGTACAGCAACTGGTGAAGGTGGATCTAGACTTTTGCTTGATGATCCGCACTCTGCTCAAGAAGCACAATCAGATGCATTTAGAGAAGCAGCAGTAGAATGGTTCGACATGGTCTGGTCAACAAGATTAAATAATCCTAAAGAAGATGTTATGGTAACGATTATGCAAAGACTGCATGAACGGGATATATCTGGGCATATAATTGATGATATAGGAGGATGGGAACATCTTATGATTCCTGCAGAATGGGATGGTAAATCTCGTTCTACGAGTTTAGGGGTGTATGATCCACGAAAAACAGAAGGTGAACTAATATGTCCAGATAGATTCGGTGATAAAGAAATAAAAGACTTAAAACAACTTTTGGGTACATACGGTGTAGCAGGTCAGCTACAACAAGAGCCTAGTCCATCAGAAGGAGGAATCCTGAAAACAAAATTTTTTGAACTTTGGCCACATAATTCAGGTTTACCGCCATTTGAATATATTCTTCAAAGTTATGACTGTGCATTCACAGAAAAATCTTCAGGAGATCCCACAGCATGTACAGTATATGCTATATTTACACATGAGGGAGCAAGACATTGTATGTTAATTGATGCCTGGGATGAACACTTAGGTTACCCTGAATTAAGAGAAAAAGCCATAAAAGGATGGCAAACTGAATACGGAGGTATGAGCAAAGATTCCCCATTCAGTAAAAGAAAAAGACCAGATAGAATTCTTGTAGAAGCCAAAGCGAGTGGTCAATCTCTTTTACAAGATTTGCGCCTGGCAAATGTTCCCGCAATCGGCTATAATCCTGGCAATGCTGACAAGATAAGTAGAGCACATCAGGCAGCACCAACTTTAGAATTAGGTCACTGTTGGATACCAGAATCTAAAAAGAATCCTGGTCATGCTGTTTCATGGGCACAGAACTTTATAAAACAACTAGCTAAATTTCCAGTAGCAGCACATGATGATTACGTAGACACATTTACTCAAGCTATGATATATTTTAAAAATGATGGCTGGTTCCAATTACCTCAGGCTCGTGATTATGACGAACCTAAATTAAGATTAGTAGAAAAAGTTAACCCATATGCGATATAAAAATGATAGATAAAGATAGTTTAAAATTAGATACCCCAAAAAGAACTCCTGGTCATCCTTCCAGTTCTCATGTTGTTAAAACTAGAGTAGACGGAAAAGATAAAATAATAAGATTTGGAGAACAAGGAGCAAGTACCGCAGGTAAACCTAAAGAAGGTGAATCTGATAAAATGAAAAAGAAGCGAGCATCTTTTAAATCTCGCCACGCAAAGAATATAGCAAAAGGTAAATCTTCCGCAGCATACTGGGCAGACAAAGTAAAATGGAATACTGGCGGACATGTATATGATAGTGATAGAATTAAAGCTAAAGCAAAAAATTTTTTCAACGAAGGTGGCTCAGTAAGTTATGATCAAACAAGAATAAAAAGTTTAGCACAAAAACTCATGGAGGGTAAATAATGGCTGAAGAAGAAAATGAAATAGAAGTTACTAAAGAAGAGATAACTATGGTGGAAATACCTGAAGAAGAATCTCTTTTAGAAGATACTCCTGACGGAGGAGCTATTTTAAAAATGGAAAAAATAACAATAAGCGGATCTTCACCGCATTTTGAAAATATAGTAGAAAAAGTAGATCAGAAAAAATTAAAAAGAGCTATAAACGACTTATTGACTAAAATAAATAGAGATAAAGAAGCTAGACAAAAAAGAGATCAACAGTACGAAGAAGGTTTGCGCCGAACAGGACTAGGCGATGATGCGCCTGGTGGAGCACAATTTACCGGAGCTAATAAAGTTGTTCACCCAATGTTAGTAGAAGCATGCGTAGATTTTTCTGCACGATTCGTTAAAGAAGTGTTTCCGCCAACAGGACCAGTAAAAAGTAAAATTATAGGTGAAGCTGATAAAGTTAAAGTAGAAAAAGCTCAACGTAAAACAGATTTCATGAACTGGCAAGTTACCGAACAAATGATTGAGTTCAGATCTGAGTTAGAACAATTAAGCACCCAACTACCGCTAGGTGGTGGTCAATATATGAAATATATGTGGAATGCTCAATATAATAGACCAACATCTGAATTTGTTCCTATTGACGATATCTACTTACCGTTTTCTGCTACTAACTTTTATACGGCAGAAAGAAAAACTCATGTTCAATACGTAACTCACATGGAGTATGAAAAAAGAATAGAAGCAGGAATGTATTCTGATATTGATTTACCTACTCCTAATGATCCTGAGTTTAGTAAAGCAGAACAAGCCAACGAAAAAATTGAAGGTAAACAAAATACATCTTATAACGAAGATGGTTTACGAACTATATTTGAAGTTTACACTTCTTTAGATATAGAAGATGAATGCGGATTAGCTCCGTATATTTTAAGTATTGATAAATCTTCTGATAAACCTTTATCTCTTTATCGTAACTGGGAAGAAGATGACGAAAGAAAAAACGAATTACAATGGATTGTGGAATTTCCTTTTGTTCCTTGGCGAGGTGCTTATCCTATCGGACTTACACATATGATTGGTGGTCTAAGCGGAGCAGCAACAGGAGCACTCAGAGCATTATTAGATTCAGCTTACATTCAAAATGTTCCTACTCTTCTTAAATTAAAAGGAGGACCTAACGGACAAACAATTAATGTTCAACCAACAGAAATTGTAGAAATGGAGGGAGGTGCACTAATTGATGATGTTCGTAAATTAGCAATGCCTTTACCGTTTGCAGGACCAAGTAACACTTTATTTCAATTATTAGGTTTTTTAGTTAACGCAGGTAAAGGAGTGGTACAAACTTCTTTTGAAAAGTTTAACGAGCAGAATCCTAATGCGCCAGTCGGAACTACTATGGCTATAATTGAACAAGGTATGGTAGTATTTAGTTCTATTCACTCTCGTTTACATGCAGCAATGGCAAGAAGTTTAGACATATTACACAGAATTAATTCTATGTATTACACTCAAGAAGACCTTGACGGATTAAATGCTGGATTAGAAATAACCGCAGAAGATTTTGATGGACCTGCGGATGTTGTTCCAATCAGTAATCCTGCTATATTTAGTGAAGCACAAAGATTTGCTCAAATACAAGCAATTATGCAAAGAGCACAGTCAATGCCACAAATGTATGATCAGCGAGCTATTGAAGAAATGTTCTTAAGAACATTAAAAGTCCCTGGTGCCGAAGTTTTAAATCCTCTCCCTGGTAGTGAGGATAGAGATCCTGTAAGTGAAAATGTAGCAGCAAGTATGGGTCAACCTGTTTATGTTTTACCTCAACAAGATCATATAGCGCATTTAGAAGTTCACTTACCTTTTTTAAAATCGCCAGTGTTTGGACAGAATCCGAGCATAGCTCCTAATTTACTTTATCCTATGGCTATTCATTTAAGAGATCATTTACTTAATTATTATTTAGTAGAAGCACATAATGCAGTAGATCAAGCGCAACAGCAACAATTGATGCCTGAAGAAGCTCAACAACAAGTAGAAGTTATTATAAAAGTTCAAGAATTTATCCAACAACAACTAGGAGGATTTGCTCAAGAACTTGCTCAATTAACTGAGGTGGCTCAACAATTTAAACCTGAAGATCCAGCTAGAGCAGGAAATGATTCTATGAAAATAGCAGAACTTAGTGCTCAAATCAAACAAGGTGAAATACAACAAAGAGCGGAAAGAGATAATGCTCAGTTACAGTTTGATAATCTAAAACTTGATACTAATAGTCAGTTGCAGCAGATGAAAATGCAACAGACAGCAGAAATTGAGAGAGCTAAACTCATGGATAAAATGGAAGACAGAAAAGAGAAAGCTGAATTACAAGGTCTTAGAGAAGTTTCTGAAACTGAGAGAAATAATATTAGAGAAATGTCTGAAACTGATAGGCAAAATATCAGAGAAGATAATGAAAACGATAGGAAAAAAGCAGATCTTGAAGCTAGAGAAAGAATGAATAATGCTGATA